ATCTCGCCGGCAGTGATCCGCGCCAGCGTGATCGCGTCCGACGGCTTCTCGCGCAGCTGCTCCAGCCTCGCCCGGTCCATCGGCGTGGGGATCGCTCGCTTGCCCATCACGCCGCCTCCTCGATCCCGATCACGCCGAACAGGTCCGGCGTCGCCAGCTCCTCGGCCATGCGCGCCACATGGGCGCAACCGTCGCGGAAGTAGGCCGGGTTGAGTTCCACCGCCCGGCCCTTTCGGCCGTGCTTCAGCGCCCGGTAGGGAACGCTCATCACCCCGCCGAACGGGTCGAACACCACCTCGCCCGGCTCGGAGCGGCCGATGATCACGCGGTCGATGATGTCGAACTGCAGCGGGCAGAGATGAGCCTCGCGCCCCTGCTGCGCCTGGAGTGTGTTCATGCTCAGCATGCGCGCCACGTCGGTCCACACGTCAGGGTGCGACGAGTGCGGCGGCAGCAGCATGAAGTCCGATGGCAGCGCCGAGGCCGCCTCCAGCCCTTCGGCGAGATAGACGTGATGCTCGTAGTCGTAGACGGCACCCAGGTCGGTCGCCTTCCACACCTTGTAGATCACGTTGGCGTCGAGCGCCCGCAGCTCCTCGGGCGTCAGCAGGCGGTTGCCGTCCGACTTCCAGAACCCGTGCGCATCGAGCTGCCATCGGCCGCGCGAATAGCCCTCCGGGTTGTCCCAGTGCCCCGGCGGTTGGCCTGGGCCAGAGCCAGACGAAGAGCCCACGGTTTCGCTGCCGCGCTCCCAGCCCTTCTTGGCCTTGCGCACCGGCTTGTCGGCATAGCCGTTCGACAGGTCCGAGGGGGGCTTGCGGAAGACGAGGCAGTATTCGGGCACGCCATGGCCCATGCGCGAGCCATCCTTGCACTGCTCCGTCCAGCCCAGCCGGTAGGTCTGGTTGTTCTCCCGCACCACGTCGGTGGTGACGGTGACGCGGCTCAGGAAGGCCCAACCATGCGCCTTGAAGCGCGCCACGCACTCGTCGGAGAAGGGTTCCAGCGTCTGGAAGCCGAGCCCGTTCACCCCGCCCGGCGTGATCCGGTCCTTGACGTGGATCACCGCATCGCGCCCCGGAGCCAGCACCCGCAGCAGCTGCGGGATCAGGAAGTCCATCTGCTGCCAGAAGTGGGCGTTGTCGTCGGTGTGGCCGAAATCGGCGTAGTTGGGCGAGTACTCGTACTGGGTCGAGAAGGGGATCGAGGTGACGATCAGGTCGACCGAGTTGTCGGCCATCAGCCGCACCTCCTCGACACAGTCATTGTTCACCAGGTGGAAGTCGGGCGCGCCGACCCGCGTCTCGCTGGGGATGGTTTCGTTTCCCACCACCTCCACCCGCTCCACGCCCATGCCGCGCGTCAGCGTGGCCGCCATCGCCACGGCCGAGAGGCCGTACTGCCGGATGATCCCTGTCATGATGTCTCGCTGCTGGTCGTGGCGGTGCCACTTGGCTTCGATCGCGTCGCGGATCGGCCGCTCCGCCTCGGTGTAGATCAGGTCGATCCGCACCTCGTGCTGCTGCAGGAAGCGGTAGCAACGATGGATCGCCTGGATCAGGTCGTTGAACTTGTGGCCGATGCCGACGAAGATTTCCCAGCGGCAGAACCGCTGGAAGTTGCTACCCTGCCCGGCGATGATCGGCTTGGTAGAAAGCTCGGCGAGCCGCCCGTAGGCGAAGTCGGCGAGCCGCTTCTCGCGCTCGTCGAGGTCCTGCGAACCCCATACCGATTTGACCCGACCTTCACCGTCAGACTTGCCGATCGCCCGCTCGATCGCGTGCCGCTCGGCCTCGAGGTCGTGCCAGATCACCCGGTGCGCTGCCGGGTCGAGCGCTCGCAGCTCCATCATCTTGCCGACGCGGGCGCCGATGCTCTCCCGCTTCTCGCGCGCCGCGTCCTGCAGCGATGCCGCCGCGTTCTTCAACAGCCGCTTCTGGCCGCTCTTCTCCTCGCCGGCGGTCAGGTGGTTCGACGGCAGCTCGTGCCAGTGCACCGTCAGCCTGGGCAGGGCGTAGCCCTCATCCGAGCACCCGAGATCCGATGGCCGGGTGACGAACAGGCCCCAGCTCGCCACCCACAGCCAGAACTCGCGTTCCTTGTGGGGGTGGATAGTCAGCTGGTCGGCCTTCTCGCTGTTGCGCTTGAAGAACCGGGTCTTTGCCTGCCCGATATCCATCACCTCGAGGAACGCCGAGTAGGCGAGGAGCTCGATATAGTCGTTGGGCGATGGGGTGGCCGTGGCGACGAACTTGTAGGCCGTACCGTCGAACAGCCGCATGAACTCGCGGAAGGTCTTGGTTCCGCCCATGCCGCGCAGGCACGAGGCCTCGTCTAGCGACGCAGCGCCGAAGGCCGCCGGGTCGATCTTCCCCTCGCGGATGCTCTCGAAATTGGTGAGGTAGTGACCCATCCCCTTCGCTTCGACGGTGCGGCGAATGAACCGAAGGTCGATGCGCCGATCCGGCCGGCCGTCGAGCCAGGCGACGAGTTCGGCGCGTTGCGCATCGGTCACGTCGGCCCGGTCGCCGGTCATCAGGAACTCGGCATCGCCGATCAGTTCGAGCCTCACGCCGAGCGGGGCCACCTGCAGCACTGCCCGCCGGATATGCAGCTTCACCAGCCGCAGGATTTCCAGCTGGATTACGCTCTTGCCCAGCCCGAAGGCGGCGAAGATGGCGCGCCGCCCGCCGCGGCACGCCCACTGCACCATCAGCTTCTGGTGCGGCTTCAGCAGGGGGTTGATGTCGGCAAGCGCGACCTCGAACCCGCCCTCCAGCGCCATCGGCACCTTGGCATCGAGAAAGTCGCGATAGGTTAGCGGGGCGTTCATGCGCGCCCCCACAGGTCCATCTGACCTGTCTTCTCGGCGCGGGTGATTGCGGCGTTGGTTCGGTGCTGCTCAGCGTCGTGGCGCAGGTGGCAGCGCTGGCACCAAAACGCGAGGTTCGCATCGCTGTGGTCATCGAGCTTGCCGTCGATATGGGCGACCGTGCAGACGATCTTGATGATGCGCAGGTCGCGCTCGCCGCGCTGCCCCCTCAGATCGGTGCAGAACGCGTGCTCGCCAGGGCGGGCATCGTCATCTTGGGCGGTGAACCACACCTCATCTTCCCGGCCGCCGAGTTCGCCGTTGGGCACGCCGCATTGCTCACAGCAGTCATTGGCTCTCGCACGGATGCGTTCCCTGATGGCCAGCCACTCAGGCGAGCGGATCGAGCCGCCAGGATACTTCGCCATGTTCTCCGGGCGGATGGGCATCACGCAGCCGCTCCCTTGCGCGAGCCGTCGGTAAGCCCCAGCCGGGCCGTCCAGGTGAGGATGGTGCCGATCGGGTGGCCGAGGTCCTCGGACATCTGCTGGCGGTTGATGCCGGCGGCGACACCAGCCCTGATCGCCTCTGCCGCAGTGGCCTGGTGCAGCTTGCCCTTCGGCTCGGTCAACGCCGTCAGCGCCGCATGATAAGCGGCGAGCAGGTCCGCGTCGGCGGGCTGGGCTTCGGCTTCCGGCGCGGGCCGCAGCCGCGCGGTCACCGCGTCTGCGCTCGGATCGGCCGGGTCATCCACGTAGAACCAGTGGCCGTTGTTCTCGTAGACATAGGCCTCGTCGACGGGGAAGTCGGCGACCGGCACCAGGTGCCCGCGAGTGCCCACCATCATGATGTACGTGGCGAGGTGGACGGGCTTCGGGAAGCCCCGCTTGCTGCCGCTCTTCCAGCCATTCAGCTTGTCGCGGCACTCCTGTTCGCTGGCCGGCCAGCTGTTGATGCCCGGCCACGGCTCTCCGGCCGGCAACGCCGGCCACTGGCCCGCGATCAGCTCCATGCCGCGCTTGATCCGCGCCATGTGGTCGTGGCGTTCGGTCGGGTCGATGGCGCAGATGAACTCCGGGTAGAACATGCCCACCCGATCGTCGGCCGTCGTCTTTTTCGCCTCGGTGTGCTTCTCCACCAGCTCGCTCAGCGTCAGCTTCGCGGCATCTTCCACCGACTGCCCGAGGTGATCCTTCAGACTGGCACGCACCTCCACCCAGCCGCCGCGCGGGAACTTCAGGTCGAACCGGGTCGCACGATACGCGAAGCTCGGTCCATAGCCCCAATCGTTGAAGTTGTAGCGCACCAAGGCCGGCAGCCCATCGACCTCGATCGCGAACACACCGTCCTGTCCCCACATCGGGACGGCGCCGAGCGGAGCTGCTGCCGCATCGACGAGAGCACGTGGACGCTCGGCTACCAGTACGCTACCGCGGTCTTTACCGTTGGCATGCCAGCGCAGCGCCTCGAGCAGCAGCTTCGCCTCACCCGCCCGTTCTTCCTGGCCTTCCCGCATCGCCTGGTCGAAGACCTTGTGCGCCTGCCTGTAGTCGGCGACGAGCAGATCGAGATCATCGCTCATCCCGGCCGTCATCACGGCAAACAGCGAGCTGCCATAGAGGTCGCCGTCGCCCACATCCATGCGCTTGCGCGCCACGTCGAAGGCCAGTTCGGCCTCGCGCCGCAGGTTGAAGGTGCCATCGCGATCGGCGAGCATGTTGTGCTCCCGCGCCAGCGCGTCGAGGGTCGCCGCGTCGACGTCTCGGCCGGTCTTCCCGACCTCGCAGACGGCAGCCGCGAACATGATCAGCCTGTTCGGGTCCATCGGCTTCACCACCGGCCCGCTCTCGCTGAGCGGCGGCGGGTCCTGCAGCTTCTGCCGCGCCACCGCCGAGGCCTCGCCCTTGGGCTGCGCCGCCACCTCGCGCTGATCGTCCTCGTCGAGGTCCACCAGCTGCTCGCCCAGATAGGCCGGCACCCGCCCATCGTCGACGGCCGCGACCAGCTCGGGCTCACCCTGCTCGAGGATCTTCGCCGCACTCGACACCTGACGTTCGGAAACGCCGAGCTTCTCGGCCGCTTCGGCCTGCGTGATGCCCCGCAAATTTGCGTAGCGCGCCGCCGACATGGCGCGCTGGCTGGCATTGTCGTGCCGCCGCTGCTCGTTGAGCGACCAGACGAAGTCGAGCGCCTCGGCGTCGGTGCCGGCGAACTCGGTGAACAGCTCCGGCCGGTCGCGCCAGTGCTCGTCCTCCGGGTTGAACACGCCTTCGTCGACCAGCACCAGGTAGCGGTTGCGGCCATCGAGTATGGCGTCGCCGAACACCACCACCTTCTGCTTGAGCCCGTTGGCGGCGATATCGGCCGCGAAGTTCTCGCGCTCCTCGCCGGCAAGCATGCGGAAGATCCCGGCGAACCTGTGCGGCTGCAGGCCGATCTCGGGCCAGTTCAGCGGCTGCTGCGGTTGGCCTGGGCCAGAGCCAGATTGATCGAAGGATTTGCCGTCGATTTCGAAAAGACCGTCGTCGCTCATGAATGAACGCCCCCGAGCTTGATGGATTTGCGGAACACGATCTCGCCGTCGTCGCGGGCGAGCAGCGCCTCGGCCTCGTCGAGGCGGGCCCGCAGTTCGCGCACCTGGACGCGCGTCAGCGAAAACTGCTTGTGCGTGCCGATGAAGCTCACGCACACCGTCGCCTGCGAGTTCGGCCCCTGGTGCAGCCAGCACGAGAGCGGCGCGTCAGCCATGGCGGCCTCCCCGGCGCTGCTGTCGCATTCGCTGCAGCGCCCTGGCGCGCAGTATGGTGGCACGGCGGATCATCAGCCCGAGTGCAACCAGCGACAGCCCGACGGCGATGACGATCATCTCAGCCATCGGCGCCCTCCGATACTTCCGTGGCCGCCTTGACCGCCTCGGCCAGCCCGGCCAGTTCGAGCATCAGTTCGCGGATGTCGTTGAGGATCGGCCCCGCCTCGTCGGGCGTGATGCGCCCGTCATTGGCCAGCGCCCCGAAGACGCCGGCCATCACCTCGCCGAACTCGTGCGCGCTGCGCCCGGAGCGTTCCGTAACCGCCCCGTGCCCGGGGCCGGTGGGCAGCTGCACCAGCAGGCAGTTGTTCAGCGCCGCGAGCTTGCGCGTCACGATCGGCTGCCCGCACTCGGCCTCGAGGTCGGCGACCACGTCGAGCGGCGCGAACCGGTCGCGATGTTCGGGCGCCAGGCTGCCATAGCCGCTGAGCACCTGCTGGCCGACGCGCGTCGCCTTGGCCGCCTCGTTGCCGCCGCCGGCTGCCGACACAAGCTGGCGCGTGGCCGCCTTCAGCGCGGCGTAGTCCGTCGCCGGCAGTTGCCTGGAAACCGGCGTCATGGCGTAAGCCTCGGCAAACTTACGCCATGACGGGAGGATGCCGCGCGGGCTACAGGGAGTGGTACCCGCGCGGCCCCGGCCACGGCACGCGGGAGGTAGTCGCGCACCGAAGGGGGAAGATTGGAATGCTGGAACAGCCGAGCATCGAGACGCTCTATGTCGGCCACACCATGGCGATGCTGGCGCTGCGCGACCTGAGCCGTGACCTTGCCGCCTACCTCGCCGGCGTCGAGCGCGTCGATGGCAGCCCCAGCGAGGAGGGCGAGGCCTGCGTGCGCCGGCTGCTCGAGCGCCTGGCCGAGCGGCACCTTGATACCGACGTCACCGACCTGCCGCCCGGCAGCTTCGACGCCGACATGGCCAAGGCCATCGCCCTCGACACCATCGGCGAGCAGGTGCGGTTCATCACGGAGAGCGCGCTGTGACATCACTGGTCCTCCAGCACGGAGATCACGGCGCGCCGCAGCGACAGGTCGCTTATCCTCTTCACGTGAGAAGGGTCGCGACGCGCCCACTGGACGTGGCGTTGCACCATCTCGCCGAAGGAAAGTTGCGCAGGAAGCGGCAGGCCCGCCTCAACCATCGCGGCGCGGATGTCGCGCTCGGCGAAGTGCCGGCGCATCGCCGGGCTGAAGCTGCGCAGCCGCTTGTACCGCTTCTCGATCCGCAGCCGAATCTGCCACCGGCGCGCGTCCTGCTCCCGCAGCTCTTCGTAGCGGTTCCCCATCAGGCTCATGGCCGCACCTCGGCCGATCGCTTGCGCGGTCGCAGCTCGACGCGCTTCGGTGACGAGACGGGGATGGCGCGCGCAATCTCGCGCCGGCCGAGCCCTGACAGGATCATGTGGTGCATCGCGTCGCGCTGCGCCCTGGTGAGCGTTACGCGGGTCACGGCCGGCCCCGCCAAAACAGCGATGTCAGCCAGGAGATGAGACGATGAGTGACCCGACCAGCGAAGCTCTGAGCAAGTTTGCCATCAACCTCGCCGCCCAGATGGCGCTCCACGATAGGGGCAGCTTCGTTACCGTCAGAGCCGTTGCCGCACGGGTCGTAGACGAAGCTGAACCCAGCCAGAGAGCTGAGATCGAGAACGCGCTTGTCGGCCTGATCCAGCTGGCTGCTGAACAGCTGCTGCGCAGCGGGATCACTCCGACTCGGTGACCACCATGCATCGAACTTTCGCGCGTTCTCCCGGTCAACGTCGTCGAGGTGAGCAAACTCGGCTGCGACAAACGGCGCGGCGTCACCTGGCACGCCCGACCAAAGTGCCAGCGCGCTCATGGCGAGGCCTCGACCGGGCTTTCTCCCAGTACGAAATCGTTTGGAGTAACCGCCCCGTCTGTGACCTCAAATATTCGGCGCATCTGCTCAGGACGTGGCATACGCTCATCGCGCAACCACTTGCGAAGGCCGGAGACGGAGACGTCGCCGATCAGAGAAGACATCTGATCGTCAGACAGCGAGTTGTCAGTCATGTAGCGAGCGAGCTTCATGAATGGCACAGTACCCAAATTGGGCACTACGTCAACCCCAAAATGGGGAAAGACGACGCATCGCTCTGTTTGGCATATACCCAGTATGGGTAATCGATTGAAAAAGCTACGGAACGACCGACACTGGAAGGTCGATGAGACGGCCGAGCGGATGGGCATGTCTCGGTCGGGCTACCTGAAACTGGAGGCCGGCGAGCGGAAGCTAAATGACAAACACATAGCCAAGGCTGCATCGGTATTCGGCGTGCCGGCCGCTGAGATACTCGAACAAGACATGGTTGAGATTATCGGGCTGGCCGGCGCCGGCCCAGACGGGGCAGTCCTCTTTGCGGAAGGCCACGGGAATTTTGGTGAGGTCCCTGCCCCTGCCGGTGCTACCGAGAACACCAGGGCATTAGAGGTCCGTGGAACGTCGATGTACGGGTTGGCAAACGACGGCTGGCTGTTATTCTACGACGAGCGCACGGAACCGCGCGAAGAGTACATGGGCGAACCGTGTGCCTGCTGGCTTCCAGACGGTCGGGTTCTGGTCAAGATACCGGAGCCTAGTCGCAACCGCGGGCTCTATGACTTGGTGAGCACAAACGCGCCACCAATCCGAGACGTGGTAGTAGACTGGATGGCCCTCATCACAGACATTAAGCCCCGCCGCGCTGCTCAACGCTACATCAAGCGGAACCCTGAGAAGGCCGTCCAGGACATTCCGAAATCTTGAGTACCCAATTTGGGGTTTACTTAGTGCCCAATTTGGGGTGATATGCGCCATCGATCACCGATGGAGCACGTCATGTCGTGCCTTCTTGAACCCGCCGACCAGCTGCATTTTCCCGCCGGGGCCGCCTATGCCGGCATGACAATTGTCGAGCGCATGCTCGAAGTCGTCCGTCGCCAGCAGCTGCAGGGCCAGCCCACCACCATCACCGACTTCAAGGAAGCCGAAGAAACCTGCGACCTCACCGTCGGCCAACTGACCGACAATATCGGCGTCGTGAAGCAGATGATGAACCGCGAGGTCATCCGCCAGGATCAGCCGGCCCGTCCGCTCTGGCCCTGGGAACTCGACCTCGATTATCGCCGCGAGCGCGTCGAGCGCGCCGCCCGCCTCATCGCCGGCGCGCCCCAGCTCGGCGACCCCGACATGTTCGCCGTCCTCCGCCAGAGCGGCTACAGCGCCCGCGAACTGGGCGCCCTCTGGAAGGACATCCTCATCGAAGCCGCCGCCATCGTCCGCGGCGACCGCAAATTTGCGGTGTCGTGATGCACGCGATCGACACCCGCCTGCGTATCGCCCTGGGCCGCTTCGAGTCCTTCCTCGGGACCGACCTTACCGCCGACGATCGCCAGCTGATCCACTCGATGACGGTCGCGCTCGAAGCCATCGAGGGCAAGCTCACGCTGCCCCGCCACCACGTGCTGCAGACCATCCGCGCCTTCGTCGCCGAGATGGAGCAGACCACGATCGACAACGCCGAGATCGACGAGGCGCGCGACGCCTATGCCGACCTCTGCCGCCAATGGGGTGTGCTGCATCCCGGTGGCGAACCCGTCCAGCCCGCCCGGCCAGCCCACGCTTCCGCTCTCGCCGGCCACCTGGCGACGCTGATCGAGTTCCACCATGACGACGATGGCGACCAGCAGCACGCCGATCCGATCCTCGAGGCCTTCCACCCGCCCGAGCTATCGAGCCTTCGCCTCAAGACGGCGAGCGGCCGTCAGTTCATGGTCAGCGTCATCGAGCTGCCGGGCTGACCATGAACTTCGCACCGAGCGATCCGGCGGACGACGAGCCGCTGACCCTGGCAGATGCCTGCCGGATCATCTTCAAAGGTGCGATCACCCCTGCTAGCTTGCGCGCCGAGGCCGCGCGCGGCCGGCTAGTTATCGAGAGGATCGGCCGCAAGGATTTCGTCACCCGGGCCGCGATCCGGGAGATGCGTGAGAAATGCCGACTGGTCCCGCCCCCAAAGGGCCCCGCCTCTGGCTCGAGCCCGAGCGCATCCGCCCCGACCGCAGGTCGACCCCTGCCAGCTGGACCATCCGCGACGACGGCGGATACAAGCGTCGCCTTGACATCGGCCCTGCAGATCGCGCGCTCGCTGAGGTCGCACTCCAGAACTACCTCGCGGAAAAACACACCGTCCCCGCCGGACAACGTGATCCCGCTCAACGGCTGAGCGCCGACGTCCTCGCCACATACGCCCAGGACGTCGCCGCCGGCCATGCCCGCCCGGCCGAGAGCGCCTCGCGCATCGAGCGGCTGCTGAAGTGGTGGGCTGACCCCGGCTTTGCCAACGCCATTCTTGCCGAGTGGAAGATCAAGACACCGCCCATGACCGGCCGCATGTCGGATGTGCGCACGGCCACTTGCCAGGCCTATGTGCGCTGGGTTGGTGCCAGCCGATCGGCCAGCATGGATCTCGAGATGTTCAGGGCCGCCATGTACCACGCGGTGAAGGAGCAGCTGCTCGACCGCGCCGTCCCGTTCTGGTTGCCCGAGGCAGGCGAAGCGCGCGAGGCGTGGCTCACCCGCTCCCAGGTCGCGCACCTGGTCTGGAGTGCATGGCGATCACGGCGCCAGGGCAACGGCCGCAGCGGCGAGGCCGATTCGTTGGCGCAGCGAAAGCACCTTGCCCGCTTCATGCTGTGCGCCCACTACACCGGCACGCGCTCCGGCGCGATTCTGGCCGCGAGCTTCGAGCGAAAGCTCGGCTTCGGCTACATCGACCTCGAGAACGGCACCTGGTCCCGCCGGCCACTCGGCGCGAAAAAGACCAAGAAGCGCCAGCCCGCCTTTCGCATTCCGCCGCCGCTGCTCGCCCACATGCGCCGGTGGAAGAAGAACGGCGCCAAGCATCCCGTCGAATACCATGGCCAGCCGGTAGAGCGCGTCGGCCGCGCCATGCGCGCTCTGCTCGCCGAGTGCCGCGAGGCCGCCGGCTACGACGCCGAAATCGTCCCCCACTCCTTCCGCCACACCGCCATCACTTGGGCGATGCAGCGCGGCACCGACCCGTGGCAGGCCTCCGGCTTCTTCGGCATCGACCTGCAAACCCTGCTCGACGTCTACGGCCATCACCATCCGGACTTCATGAGCGACGCGGTGGAGAAGATGAGCCGGCCGGTCAAGAGAGTTGTCTGACGGGAATCACCGTGAGATTTTGGTGGCAAATGGGTTCTCGGAAGAGTCAAGAGACTTGAAACTTTCAACCGATTCCCTCATTAATCGTGTCAAGCCCTGCCGGGATCGAAGCTTCTAGTTCCACTAGGAGTATTTATGTAGGCCCCGGTGGGGCTTCCTTATTTCTTGGGCTTGACGGCCGACTGGTCCTTCTCGTGTTCGCTGGGGATAAACTTCCAGTGACTGTAAGGCAGTGCCCACCTGTCAGTGATGCCGTTCGGTTTGCCCGTGCTGCTGCCAATGTTGAAGTTCGGGTAGGTCTGCCGGATCAGCCTGTTGATCTCCTTGTACACCTTCTCTTTGGCAATCGTTCGCTTGCCCCTCCGCGACTTGCCTTCCGGTTTCTCCTTGTGCAAGTCGTTTAGTCGGAATTGCATCGCACCCAGGACGATGTCGAGACCTTGATGGATCACATGATCATGTGAGTCGATTTCCGCGATCTGCTCTTTCGGGAAGAAAACGCCGCTGCCTGAATACGTAGCGGTCTGTGAGATCGACGCCACATACGACTTGAACTTGTCACATTTTGCCTTGCTGTCCGGCAAGTCATCGAACAGAATCGATACGAATACGCGATCGAGCTCGTTTGGATTGCAGTATCTGAATCCAAACGCATGCTTAATCAATTGATAGTAGAGAAGGAAGTATCTGTTTTCCAGATGCTCTTCGTTCAGGTTCTTTGGCTTGTGATAGTTTTGGCTAAACATTATGCGGATCTTTATCCGACCAGAAGCCACATACTGAAAGTATGTCTGTATGAACTCAATATACTTTTGCTGGTAAGCCTCTGTTATTTTAGTCCACTTGATCTCTTTGTATAGGTTCAACTCCTCCTTCTTCGCCACCAAAGCCGCTTCAATCGATTGCTGGTCGGCGGCGGCAACTAGAGCGCCACCATAGAAATCTGAATAGTACCTGCCGTGCTTTGCGGACTCGTCGCAGTATAGGATGTAGTGACGCTTAGCCATGATTGCCGGGGCCGCTCTGTAGAATAACAGCAGCCTACATAGCATACCAACTCATTCAAGGGACCCCCTTGAACGACTGCCAGGAGGTCTGCCGAGAAAGGCGGACACTCTAATTAGCTGGGCGACAGGGTGGCGACAG